GTTGGTATCTAGCAAGACATGTTGAAATTGATGGCAATGAGCACGGTCCAGCAGCTAGAAGATTACTAGTAGAACTTTGTGCCGGAGACCCCGAGCGCGAAGTTGAAGCAACAGAAGCAGCGTTACGGGCAATTAAAGCTCGAATGAAATATTGGGATATGATTATTCAACGGAATTATCTAACGTAATGGCAAATGTAATTTTTTATAGTCAACTTGGCTATCGTCCTTTTATTTGGCGACCAGTAGCTTGTTATATTCTTGCCAGATGGTTAGAAGAACATGGTTATACTTGTCAAGTAATTGAGTTCACTCACTTGTTCTCGCCTGACGAACTAATAGAACATACAAAAATGTTCATTGACAAAGATACAATGTTAATTGGCGTGAGTAGTACAATGTGGGCGACATGGAATGCCGATCTTGGACAACAAAGTCGAGTTGAAAGTATACCAGAAAATATCAAAATTGCAATTACAGAATTAAAAAAAGAATTTCCGAATATAAAAACACAGTTAGGTGGTCCTAGAGCTCATGATCATATTGTAGGCGTAGATTTATTTGACTTTGCTACTACTGATGCGTACGGCGAAGACGGTCTACTAAAGTTGATGGATGAACTTAGCAAACAAACTGGTATAACAAAAATTAATCGCAAAAAGTTTGATATCAGTAGTCACAGATTTGTTTATAAAGAACATGACTGTATTCTACCTGGGGAAACTTTGCCAATTGAGTGGGGAAGAGGTTGTATATTTCAATGTCCCTTTTGTCGCAGTCCTAATTTAGGTAAACGTCCCGGAGCAGACGAAAAAGATATTAGTCTTATGGTCGATGAATTCACAGAAATGTATGAACGATTCGGAACGACGAACTATTATTTTATTGATGAAACATTCAATGCAAATAATGATAGAATTGAACGATTAGGCGAAGTATATCAAAAGTTACCTTTTAAATTAGAATTTTTAGCATACAACAGAGCAGACTTACTAGATGCACACCCGTGGACGCAAGATGTTTTACACGAGTGTGGTCAACGAGGTGCATTATTTGGAATAGAAACTTTTCATCCGGACGGTGCAAAATTAGTTAAAAAGCCGTGGAGTTCTAAAAGAGGTAAAGACTTTCTGTTACACTTACAAGATAAATGGCCGAACACACACATAGACGTAAGCTTGATTGCCGGATTACCAAATGTTCCAAAAGAATATTTGTATGAAACTGCCGACTGGTTATTAACTACAAAGTTAGGATTCTTTTGGTTCATGACATTACAGATGGTAGAAAATGAAAAACAAGGAGTATGGGAATTAAGCGCAGAAAAACAAGGAATAACCTGGCCAAGCAAGAAATACCCACTGTATTGGGAATGGGGAGATATGAGTTTTATTAAAGCTTATAACTTAGCCAGCGAATTAAACCGTTATGTAAAAACACAATCACGATGGGCTATGTGGGGACTAGGTCCTTTAAAAACTATTGGCTTAGATTTAATGAATTGTGTAAACAAAAGCAGTGCTGAAATTTTTGCACAAACAGGCGATATGTACGATCATGAAGATAGACTTTTTGAGATGTACAAAGAAAAACTTAAAAAAATTGCAGGCAGATAATCAATTATTTTGACATTAGTTGATTATTAATATATTATTACTTTTAAATAGGGACAAACATTATGACAAAGGCATTCGATTTATCAAAATTTCGTAAAAGCATTACTAAATCTATTGACGGTATATCCGTTGGATTTCAAGATCCTACAGATTGGATCAGCACTAACAACTATGCACTCAACTATCTTATCAGCGGAGACTTTAGCAAAGGTATTCCGATGGGGAAAGTTACAGTGTTTGCTGGAGAATCGGGCGCAGGTAAAAGTTTTATCTGTTCAGGGAATCTCGTAAAAAATGCACAAGAACAAGGTATCTATGTCATTCTAATTGACACAGAAAACGCATTAGATGAAGCATGGCTACATGCACTAGGCGTTGATACTAGCGAAGACAAATTACTTAAATTAAACATGGCAATGATCGACGATGTTGCTAAGATGATTTCTGAATTTGTTAAAGAATACAAAAATTTACCAGAAGAAAACAGACCCAAAGTTCTATTTGTATTAGACAGCCTTGGTATGTTACTCACACCTACAGATGTTAATCAATTTGATGCTGGCGACCTTAAAGGTGATATGGGTCGTAAACCTAAAGCACTTACAGCACTGGTTCGTAATTGTGTAAACATGTTTGGAAGTTTAAACATTGGATTGGTTTGTACAAATCACACATATGCAAGTCAGGACATGTTTGATCCTGATGACAAGATCTCAGGCGGACAAGGATTCATTTATGCAAGTAGTATCGTAGTTGCCATGAAGAAATTAAAATTAAAAGAAGACGAAGATGGCAACAAGATTAGCGAAGTGAAAGGTATTCGTGCTGCATGTAAGATCATGAAGACACGCTACGCTAAACCTTTTGAAAGTGTACAAGTTAAGATTCCTTATGAAACTGGCATGAATCCTTATAGTGGATTAGTTGATTTGTTTGAAGGAAAATCATTGTTACTAAAGGACGGTAATCGACTAGCGTTTACTACAAATGACGGTGAAATTGTTAAATATTATCGCAAAGAATGGGAACGTAACGAAGACGGGTGTCTTGATACAGTTATGAAAGAATATAAAATTAACCCACATAGAATAAAAAATAGTGAGATCGTTGAGGAGACTTAATAAATGAATGAAAATCAATTAGCCGACATCTGGATGTTGTTTAAAGAACACATCGATAAAAAACAACAAGAATCAGTAGCAGAGCGTTATATTGATTTGTTAGCTGATTACGGAGTTAGCGACAAAACATTTGAAGCAGCTACGGGAGTCGATGACATTCTTGATCAGGCGATTGAATATTATCTTGATATTAAGGATGAAGATCAAGATGAGGACTGGGAAGACGAAGACAACTATTAATTATGACTTGGTACTCAAAAATATCTAAAGATATATCCTACATACCCGATGCTGTCGAGTATTATAACAACGAGCTTAACGATGCCAGGATAGAAGTAAAAATTTCTGGTAATATTGAAAGAGCTAGTGCAAACATGCCTGGAATTGTAGAACATAGATTTGGTCAGCTTCAAGAAATTGAAGCAATTCTTGAGTATTTAAATATCGAGTTGCGTAGATTAAGAAGTCAACATTTTCGAAAATATCTTGAAAACTATCAACGTGCTCTTACTAGCAGAGATGTTGAAAAATATGTAGAAGGTGAGGCAGATGTAGTTGATTTTGAAAAAATTATCAATGAGTTTGCCTTACTTCGAAATAAATGGCTAGCAATAACTAAAGCTCTTGATCAGAAACAATGGCAGCTTACTAACATAGTAAAACTAAGGGTTGCCGGCATGGAAGATGCTACCTTGTGAATTATTAAACAATTCATCATGCGGAACTTCGTATGGATGGCCCTGGTAAAACAGGGCTTTTTCTTGAGCACTACCGTCGTACCATTCATCTACATTATATTGACACCATGCAACATGTTCGTGCCATACATCTCTATTAACTGGTTCTAACGGATCTCTCCAATTGGCTAATGTACTTTCACATGCTATCCAAGTTGGACACGGGCCTAGACTAATAACTTTTTTACCGTACCAGAATGCTTCTGATGTGATGGCAGAACTATGACTAACAACTAAATCTGCCCATTCAAAATCGCCGTCAAACCCAAACACGCCTTTAAATCCAACACTAGGATTTCCGTAATGTTGTACTCCTTTTTTACCAACCTTGTATCTAATTTTTACATTTACACCCTGTGATTCAAAAAATATTTTTAATTTTTCAGACCATTCTGTGATATCAACTCCTGTAAAAATTCCTTGACTTTTTCTACTTGGAGCGATCAATACGTTTTTAATTTCTTTAACTTTCCAGGGCTGTTTTTCTAATCTAGTAGTATTCCATCGAGAATAGGGAATTGATTTTAATTTAGTTGGGGCAAAAGAATTTATACTCACCCTGACTGCTACTCTACGTTTTGAAACCCAAGATCCAAGATAGGGACGATTGACTGCAATAAATGGATACTTTGCTTTCATCCATTCTCCAATTGATCCTAACGGATTTGCAGGCACTATTAATGGTATACCCGGATCTGCTTTCAATACATCAAAGATATGAATTAGTCGTCCTGTAAAACGCTCCCAACCTTTGATAAAAGGTTCATCAAACTCGTTGACTAATATTTGATATTTTAGTGCCATTTTTCTCTCTTTAATATTTACCATTAAATAGTCTAATAAAATCTGAACGATTCTTTTCATATCAGCATTTATAGTTAACTGCGTAGATAAATATTACCGTATTTTATAATTTTAAACATATGAAAAGAATTACATTAGCTACAGGAGGGTTTGATCCTCTACATTCCGGCCACATAAAATATCTTGAAGCTGCCTGTGAGTTTGGCGACATGTTAGTAGTTGGCTTAAATTCTGATGCTTGGCTTACTAGAAAAAAAGGTACACCTTTTATGCCTTTTGAAGAAAGACAAGCAGTTGTATCAGGGCTTTTTGCCGTAGATTACACTATAGAGTTTGACGACACTGACGGTAGTGCAAAAGATGCCATCTTAAAACTTAGACAACAATTTCCAGAAGATAAAATTATTTTTGTCAATGGCGGAGATCGAACATTGTCTAATATTCCAGAAATGGATATTATTGACGATAATCTAGAATTTCAATTTGGTGTTGGCGGAGATAATAAAAAAAATTCAAGCAGTTGGATATTACAAGAGTGGAAGTCCCCAAAAACAAAACGTCCATGGGGGTACTATCGAGTTCTTCATGAAAGCGGCCAAGAAGTTAAGGTTAAAGAATTAACAGTTGAGCCTGGACAATCATTAAGTATGCAACGTCATGAAAATAGAGCAGAACATTGGTTTATTATAGAGGGCACTGCTGAAGTATACACTGTAAATAGAAGTTCAGATTATGAATTTTTAGGAGTGTATCATAAGCATCAAAGTTTGCACATAAACACATCTCAATGGCATCAATTATGTAATCCATCAAATGAGCCTTTGAAAATTGTTGAAATACAGTACGGTAGTATCTGTACTGAGGAAGATATAGAAAGAAAATGAGAGATATTATTCCGGTTTTCATAGGGTATGATCCTAGAGAGGCAATTGCATATCATACATGCGCTAATAGTATAATTAGAAATTCTTCTAGACCCGTAGCATTGATTCCAGTAGCTCTTAATATGTTTAAAGACTATACAGAAACGCATAACGACGGAAGTAATCATTTTATCTATACAAGATTTTTAGTTCCATATTTAATGCAATGGCAAGGCTGGGCAATATTCATAGATGGAGACATGATTGTTCGAGGCGACATTGCAGAACTATGGGATGCACAGTCTATAGGATGTGATGTAATGGTTGTAAAACACGATTATAAAACTAAAATGAAGGAAAAGTATCTTGGCTCTAAGAACGAAGATTATCCTAGAAAAAATTGGTCAAGTGTAATTTTGTGGAATTGCAATAGTTTTCCTAACAGAAAATTAACTCCTGAGTTTGTTATGCAAGCTACAGGTGCAGAACTCCATCGATTTACTTGGCTAGATGATTCAAGAATAGGAGAGTTGCCAAAAGAATGGAATTGGTTACCAGATGAATACGGTACAAATCCTGATGCAAAATTACTTCATTATACACTAGGTACTCCTTGTTTTCACGAATTTGCAGATACTCCAATGTCAGAAGAGTGGCATCGAGAAAGAATTTTTACAGAATACTGCCAACAAATTAATATCAAATGAATTTAGTTTTAGACCATTTTATAAAATCAACTAAAGGTTCTGTAACTAAAGACTTTGATAAAAAAGATATTCCTTTGGCGTTTAGGGGTATATTAAAGAAAAAATATATAGAAGAATGTTTTAACATCGGCAGACCTTTCTATTATATAGATACTGGTTATTTTGGAAATTATCCTAGTCCAGGAAATCCCCTAGGAATTAAAAAATGGCATAGGATAATTAAAAATAATCTTCAAAATTGTAATGTGTCGTTTTCCTATTCACGAGACAGACTTAATATCTTAGAAAAATCTGATCCCCAATTAATTTGGAAAGGATGGAAAACAACCGGTAAAAATATTTTATTAGTAGCGCCTTCTGAAAAACCTTGTAAATATTACGAAATTGATAAAACTCAATGGCTGAATGACACTATTAATGAAATTAAAAAATATACAGATAAGCAAATCATAATTAGAGAAAAATCTTCTCGATCAGAAAGAGTAAGAAAAAATACTATATACGATGCATTTAATCAAGATGTATTTGCAGTAGTAACATATAATAGTATAGCAGCAGTAGAAGCAGTAGCATACGGGATACCATCTTTTGTCTTGGCGCCAAGTGCAGCAGGTATTGTATCTCTATCAGACATTTCTAAAATAGAAACCCCATATTATCCAGATGATCATTTAGTTGAGCACTGGAAGCGAACATTGACGTACAATCAATTTACTGATAATGAAATAATTACTGGAAAAGCCTGGAGCATAATTAATGTCTAAAATAAAATTTACAGTGGCCCATCGCGTTGATAACAATAATGTAGGAGACATGGCAAGTAATCCTCTACAATATTTTTTAAAAGATGATGAATATAATGTAGTCGATGTAACAAAAATATCAGAGTCGTATATAGATCCTAATATTCCATTAATTGTTGGCGGCGGAGGTCTTCTTAATAACGAGTTCATAGGAGATATTTTTAAAGAAATATTATATCCTGCAGATAGATTAGAATTAGAAAGAATGTGGCTTGATTCGTGGAATTTAAAAAATTCTAATTATGCTCAAGACCATAGTGAATTTATGGAAAAATATAGAAATCTGTTACACGAATATCTTCAAAAAATTGAATATCCAGAGATGAGTAAATTTGTATGGGGTGCTGGATTCAATAGCCCAATTACAGAAGATTCTCAAAGCCCTGAATATCCAACTGGACTACTAAATTTTAAAC